AGGTCTCAATGCGTCGGATGCATCTTTGATGATGTCCGGACTGCTGCTCATGCTCTCACCTCATTTCAATGTGTTGTCTAAATAGGATTGATATTCTTGTTCTGCGATTTTTTGCAGTTCCGCATCTGCCTCACGCCCTGTTGCGTAAATAAATTCTTGAGGCGGTTGATAGATAGTTCCCCAGTTTATGAATTTCACATAAAAGTGTTCGCTATTGTCCGACTTTTCCCATCCGACATCTGCTGTTGCTCCTGTGTCTTTCATTTTGACTGCTCCCATCGGTATGCTGTCCGCTGCATGTGATGTCACGGATGACTTTGAACCGAAACCTCTGCCGGATAATTTGATGTCTGCCGATTTCGGAATTTTGCCGGACATGATGTTTTTCACAACTGGTTCGCTTTGTTTTACAATCTTTTGATTGACCTCTTTTATGTCCTCGTCGCTTGCTGCGTCCTCAAATGCTTTCATGAGTTCTTTCAAACCTTGAAATTCCATTTCGATTTTCACTGCATCACCTCCGGTGTCAGATTATGACACTATGCTCCCGCTCTACATTTCAACTGATATTTCCTGTCGTCTGTGAACATCGGACACGCATCATATATCTTGAACTCAACGCCTTTATATACTGCGTAGAACTCTTTCAGATTCAATCTGATTTCCTCCATCTTGTCGCAGGCTCTCGTTTCAAACATGATTGTGTTCTCAAGACCTATCTGCAACGCATTGTATTTTTCATTTGTTCCCAAACTCTTGACATCACACCAACATGAGAAAAACTCCTTTTCCTCCTGCTGTCGTCTACCGTCAACAACACTTGTTGTCTTGCGAATTATCTTGATTCTGCCTGTCATTCTGCTGCACCTCCGTATATTTCTTTCAATAGCATGGAGGAAACGGCAGCGGATAGCGTTTTCGTGTCGCTCCGGTACTTGTCACGGTTGTCGTACAGTTCTTTCACGGACATAAATGCAAGCAATTTTTGACGGCTTGTGAGGTTGTTCCGGTCGAAATTCGGAATCAATTCCGTCATTTCATCCAGTGTCGTGTCAAGCATCAATTCAAGGATTTCGATGTCGTCATCATAGTCGATGTGACAATATATCTTGCATGTAGCAATCAGACCGCCTCTGTACTTCTCTTTTTCTTCATCCGTCATGTTCTCACCTGCTTTCAATTAGCAGGACGGATTCACCGCCCTGCTGCCATATTACCCGTTGATAACTTCTGTAATCTGACCCTTGATGACTGCTGCCTTGTCGACAGGCTGCACATCGAAACGGTCACGAACCTTGAGACCTGTCAAGTCCTTATCCCATAATCCCGTACCCTTATCATTGAGGTCGATTGTGAGGACATTTCTGTCAAAGAGTGTGATTGCCTCTTTTAAGTCGCCACAATATACCGGATGTTTGTACCCGTCGATTGTGTGACCGTCGCTGTTCATAATCTTCTCGGATGCAAGAGTTTTCTTTGATAACTTGATGATAGGATATTCACCGAAAAGCAGTTTACCCTTTGTCTGCTGTGTCGGGTCTTTCTGTAAAATATAGTTGCCGTCCTTATCCTTTAACTTGTCGAGATAGTTGAAACCGCTCTGATTAGTGATGACAACTGCTCCCGCTGCGATTGCAGGGTCTAAATCCTCATTGAACACATCCTTGAGGCTGTCAAGGTTCTCGATTGTTACCTCTTTCCCTTTTGTCATTGCATCGAGGGTCTTGAGAATCATTGCGTTACGGGTTGCCTTTGTCTTTTTCGCAATCCACTTGTTGATGTACGCCATGATGTTGGATGCTGTGTCCTCAAGCAGTTCGGCAGTCATCTTGAGGATTCCACCCTTTTTCTTGATGTCATACTTGACCTGCACAAAAGTAGGCTCGTCCATCTCCGGAAAATCCGCAGCCTCGTCCACGTTGTCGAACGGTGTTGAATCCGCATCAGCCTCGATGTTGCGTGTTCCTGTCTTGGTTGTTACGCCCTCGACATTTACATACTGCTCAAGGTTGTCGGATGAGCGACGCAGTTCGATGATGTCTGTTCTGATGTCCTCCGGAATTGTGACACCGATTCCGACCTCACCCTCTCCTTTGTCAGATGTGTCGGATGTGATTGCAGCGTTATACACTGCGATGTCTGCCTCGTTTGCCTCTTTGTGCAGGAATCCGGCTTTGACGATGTTCACGAATGATTTCACGATGTTCTTTTTGTCCGGCTTTGTAGCACCGCCGACCTGCTTTGCAGTTCCACCGTTGACCTTGTCCTCGATGCCCTCCTGCTCGTCCTCGTCCAAATCATAGAGGAGGTCGAATTTGTTCTGCAACTCCTTGAGTTCCTCTTTTGCTGCCTTTGCCTTGTCGAGTTTTCCGTCGTTCACAAGGCTCTTGACCTCATTTTTCTTGTCGTTAATCTGCTTGAGTAACTTCTGTAATTCCTTATTCATGTTTTTTCCTCGCTTTCTTACATACCGTAAAGGTATAAATCTTTGAGAATTTCCTGCTTTTCTGCCTCGATTCTCTGTTCCTCTGCCTGTGCTGCTGCATTACTCCTCTTTTCCAATTCTGCAAGCACTGCATCGACAATGTTCTCCGTTTCAGTTCCCTTGAGTGTCTCCGGAATATTGTTGTATTTCTCAAAATAGTCGGATGCACACGCTGCGACTGCTGCCTTTTCTTCGATTTCAACATTGAAATACTGCTGCATCTTCTTGCTGTCGAACCATGTCTCATTGCTCATGAGGCTCTGAATCTTGTCTCTTGTGACACCCTCCTGCACATGCTCCATGTAAACGTCGAGGATTGAATCCTCGCAGAGATTCAACTGCTTTATTACTGCCTTGAAATCATCTGCGTTGCCGTATGCCATGCACAACGGTTTGTGAATCATCGCCTGTGCCCCTGTTGCAAAATGCAGTTCATCGCAAGCGAACATGATGACTGATGCGATGGATGCAGCCATTCCGTCAACATAGCCGACTTTGTGTCCGTCGTATCGTTTTAGCTGGTTATAGATTGCCAGCCCCGCAAATACGTCTCCACCTCCGGAATTGAAATAAATATCAATATCCTCATAGCCGTCTAACTGATTGAGAAAATCTGCGATGTCCTGTGGGCATCTGTCCTCCTCGTACCACATGGATTCCCATGTCGCTGATACAATGTCGCCGTAGAAATACAAGGAACATCTGCTCTGCTCCTCGTCCTGCTCCAAATCCAAATAGCCGACATTTTCAATCTTTCCGCTGCGTTTATTTTTCTTTGTGAAATCAAAACGTCCTTTCTTTGGCATGATTATTCACCTCCCTCCTGTTCGTCCTCGTCCTCTACCTCGTCGGTTTCGTCCGGTTCTGTTGCTGCGTCCGGCTGCTCTGTGTCCGGCTCTGTTTTTTCTTCCGGCTGCTCCGGTTCTTTGGTTTCATCCGGTTCGGATTCACCTTTCAAATATGCTGCTCCCGCCATCGTCAGCGGTACGATGCTGCCATTTGCAAGCAGAACATCGCCTCCCTCCGCATCTTCCATGTCGAGTTTCCGTCTCGCCTCGTTTGGTTTGATAATCATTCCACCGACACCGTTTCTCAAATATTCCATCTGCGTTTTTGAATCGGTGCGGAACAACACTTTTTCATTGAATTTGTAGTAATATCCATCGTCTGAATCGTCATCCGGCAGCATCTTGAAATTGATTTCCTCTTCGTACTGCTTGATGATGAACAATTCTGTGTCAACATAGAACGATAGCTGCTGCATCTCGCTGTTACTATATGACGACTTTGAATAGTCGTTGATCTGATTCGGTTTCACTCCGAACGCTCCTGCGATCTGCAAGGCATTGTATTTTTTCAGTTCAAAGAACTGCGAATCTGTCAGTTTAATGTCAAGAGGTGTGAGCTTCATTCCCAACGGGACGGGCAGGATTTTTCCTGTGTTCTTTGCCCCGCTGCCGAACTCTTCAAATGATTTAACAAGTGCTGTTTTTGCTTTTTCATTCAGTTCTCCGGTATATTCGAGCGTTGCCTTTGCTGTCAGACCGCTCTCATACAAGTTGTTCATGAACGCCTGTGATTCAGATGCACCCGCAACCGTGTCTCTCAATATCTGCTGCACTGGTAGTCCTGTGATTCCGTCAAAACTGAATGATGTTTTGAAGTGCATGACTTCATCTGTACTGAATACATATTGACGACCGGATGTCGGGTCTGTGTAGACATACCACAACCGCCCCACTCCTGCGAATATTCCTGCATCGTCAACAACGATCTGCACACAATTTGACTGCATAACCCACAAATCAACAATTTTGATTTCACCGCCGTATTTCTTGCGGTCAAACTTCTTTCTCATGTACACATAGGCGTTCCCGTAGTGGTTTCGATTGATCTCAACGGTGTTCCAAAATGTCGTAGGGGTCATGAATGGATTCGGTCTTTTGGAGAGCAGCTTCGATGTTTCCGTCGCCTCTGCCTCGATGATTCCCTTGTCCGTTTTCTGATAATATTTGATAGGCATTTTTGCAAGGGTCTCCGACAGCATCTTGAGGCAAGTGAAATATGTGACCTCTGATGTCGGTTTCCCCTTTCTTTTCAGACCTATCCTTTCAAGGAATGACGGTGAGTTCAGTGTCACAACGCCTCCGCTGTCCTGTGGTTCACCTCTCCACCAATTCGCAATTTTTTCTCCTAATCTCTGAAACGGATTCATTTATTTCTCACCGCCTTTCTTCATGTATTTTTCAAATTGCTCAAGCCATTCATTGACAGTTTCATTCACATCCGGACGATATTCCTCTTTCATTGCGTGTTTCCATGCGTCGATAATGGCATCAATCGGGTCAATTCTCTCTGTCGTGATGTCTTTGTCAATTTTTATTTCGCCGTAGTTGTTTGAGATGGTCTTTGCATTTGCAATAGACCACACAAGCAAGCTGTCGGCAGGGACAACGATCTTGTTTCCCTCTTTTCCGACCTCTATTCCCTCGATTTCCACATTGCCCGCCAAAATCTCAAGTCTGAAATCAACTGTCGCATCGTTCAACTCTTTCGCTGTCTGTGTGACAGAGATTGAATCAAATCCCAACGCCTCAAGGTCTGATAGAAACGCCGATGCGTTGTGTGGGTCGTAACATATCAACTGTGGTTTGAGGTCGTATTCTTTCACCAAATCCTCAAGATATTTGATGATGTATTTGTAATCTGTCTTTATTCCTCCCAGTGTCTCGGTCACTGTCACAAGTCCCTTTTCAATCCATACATCATAGGGGACTTTGTCGGTCTTGATATGTTCATCCACCCTTGAGGACGGGATGAACGAATGTGTGTGTACAAAATATTTCTTTACTCCGTCAATCATGAACGGAATCACGATTGCGATTGATGTCAAATCGCCTCCGGATGACAGGTCAACCCCGACATAACATTTTGACCCTCTGAAATCCTTGAGTGATTTCAGAACGGCACATGCTTTCCATTTTGCGATGTCCTTGATATACAGTGAATTTGACCACTGCATCCACATATTCAACTGCTTTACGAGGAAATCTCTCAAGTCCTCCCCGCCCATATCACGGGCAGTGTGTGCAATCGGAATGAGATTCTCGAGTGCGTCTCGGTCAAACTCAAGAATCGGGTTCGCTTTTATCCAGTTTTCCTGTGTGTACCTGTCGTCGTGTTCGTCCATCTGTGCGATATACACAAATTGACTGTCATTCTCGAAAACGCCCTTGAGTAGATTGCAGCAATACTCATATAACTTGTAGCACGGCGACTTGAGGTCGAATCCTGCTGTTGTAATGACCGAAATTAACGCCGACTTGAGTTTCTTGATACCACCCTCAAGCAGTTTGTACATCTGGTTTGTTTTATGGGCGTGGTACTCGTCGACGATTCCCAAATATGCACGGTGTCCGTCGAGTGACTTTGTATCTCCGGACAATGCTTTGATTTCCGAATGCGTCAGCAGACAGTCAATCGTGTGGTTGTGGTCGTGAACCTTGAACCACTCTGACAAATCCTCGTCGGAATTGATAAATTTTGCGACCTCGTCAAAAACAATGTTCGCTTGGTCTTGCTTTGTCGCCGTACAAAATATTTTTCCGTACTTGTACCCGTCGAAATTGCCGTAATAACACGCCAAAATACCATTGATGAACGATTTTCCGTTCTGTCGTCCTAATTGCACATAAGATGTTCTGAATCGTCTGTATGACTTTTCCTTTGTTCTCCATCCATTGAGTGACCCTAAAATGAAACACTGGAACGGATATGCCGTCACATGCTCATTTTCCTCACCCTCTGCAATGGTCAATTCCTCTGCGAAATTGATGATTTCCTCCGACTTTTCAACGTCGAAATAGTATTTGTATGGTGCTGCTTTCGATTTTTCGATGTCGTCAAGATGCCTCTGACATGCAAGACGGACATATTCTCCGGCTGTTATCTTGCCCGATACAACATCAAGGGCGTATTGTGTGCAGCGGTCTTGTGTTTCTCCTGCTTTCGCCATGCTTTAATTTGCATATTTTGCAAATTTATTCTCCGGCTTTTGCTGCTGTGGCTTCGGTACGACCAAACGGCAGCGTGAGGAGACCGTCAACCCGAAATCAGATGCCCCCTGTCTACACTGTTTCATGCAGCGATCTTGAATAACCATGAGACGCTCACGTTCACCGTTCACGACCTGCCTTGTACCGACCTGCACACGTTCTTTTTCTCCCGTGTCCGGATTCGTCTTTGTCTCATATACCGGAACATCCTCCATCAATGGAGTTGCTCTGATTTGCTGTGTGATTTCGATGTACTGGTCTTGTGCAATGAGTAGTCTCGCCAGTGCATCGCAGTCAACATTCGCAATCAGTTTGATTTCAAGTAATTCTTTCGCAATCTTCCGGAACTTTTTCTTTTGCTCCGGTGTCAAATATGACGGAGGTTTCACTTTGTCGTTTGGTGCTACAACCTCGGCGTTTTTTCGTGCCTCAATTTCTGCTTTTGTGAGGTGTTTTCGCCCTTTCATAACAACCAAATCCGTGGCTTGTCTCTGCCCTGCCATGTAGCAACAAACCCCCTTTCCGTCAACATTTCAGCGATTTTGTGTCACATTCTGACACCCCTTTCGGATGTATCTGTCTACTGAAATTCCCGTGGGGAGTTTTCTCCAAACAAAAGAGGGGGTGCGACTAAAAACGAATCGCACAAAACTTTTTTATATCCCCCTGCCTCTCGAAAGTGGTACTCAATCAGTGACCTCAACTGTTTTTGTGTTGCTCTCATACTTGCTTTGCTCTGCTTATATAAAGCAGTGATTGTGTTGTGTGTCTTATGGTTGAGAGGTATGAGGTTGAACGGATTCAAACGCTGTTCCCAGTCGTCCTCAAGTTCAATGATATGGTGAACCGGATTGCATGTGAGCAACTCATGCTCGACATATAATGCGTATATATCTACGTTGTCATAAACCTCAATGATACGCTCTCGCATCGCCCGCCATTCCTTTGATACATAGAACTCTG